TCGAAGCAGGATATTCCCCTGCAACAGCGAAGAACGCAAAAAAGAACATCATTGAAAAGCATGGAGTGAAAGAATATATAGCAGAACTACAAGCCAAAACAGACAAAGAAAACGGCTATGATATTATGAGTCTTGCAGACATACAGCGGAGACGGTCGATGATCGCTACTGGTGCACTGCAAGATTCTTTTGGATTTACCCCAGACTTTCCCGACCAGTTAAAAGCCATGAACGACTTAGAAAAGGCTTTGACAGTGCAGGCAAAGGAAGAGGAAGAAAAGAAAGCAAGAGAAGAAGCATTAAAGAATAAGACATATCACATGGACCTTGATATAATCCCTGATGTGTTTCATCCAATGGTTAGAGATATAAGGAATCATGGTCATACAGAATATGTATTACCGGGGGGACGTGGTTCGAGTAAATCTTCTACGATACCTAACATTATAACGGAGCTTATGAGGAATGATCATAACATGCACGCACTTGTTGTAAGACAGGTGTACAACACTGTAAAGGATTCTGTGTATGCTAAAACTAAGTGGGCAATAACAAAGCAGGAGTTCACGGAAAAAGAATATAAGTACACAAGCTCGCCTTATGAAATTACCATGAAAGACACAGGGCAAAAAGTATATTTTCGTGGTGCTGATGACCCAGACAAGATTAAATCAATTTCCCCAGAGTTCGGATATATCGGCATACTGTGGTTTGAAGAACTGGACCAGTTCGCAGGACCCGAAGCAGTGAGAAATATTGAACAGTCCGCTATTCGTGGTGGAGATAAGGCATATATATTTAAGAGCTTCAACCCACCGAAAAGTGCTAACAATTGGGCAAATCAATATTTGCAAGAACCAAAAGACAACAGAATGATTGTAAGAAGCACATATCTAGACGTACCTAAAGAATGGTTAGGTAAACCGTTTATCGAAGAAGCGGAGCACCTAAAAGAAATTAGACCCGAAGCGTACGAGCATGAATACATGGGTATTGCTAACGGTAATGGTGGGGCAGTGTTTGAGTATGTAGAAGTAAGAGAGATTACAGACGAAGAAATAGCACAGATGGACCGCATATACCAAGGTGTCGACTGGGGTTGGTATCCAGATAAGTACGCATTTACGAGGACATACTACGATGCGGCAAGAGAAACGATCTATTTTATAGATGAGCATTGCGTAAACAAACGGTCAAACGAGCAAACAGCCGACTGGATAAAGAAAAAAGGCTATAACGATTATGCGATCATTTGCGATAGTGCAGAGCCTAAATCAGTAGAGGACTACAGAAACTTAGGACTTGTAGCACAGGCAGCAGTTAAAGGCCCGGGGTCAGTTGAATACGGCATGAAATGGCTACAACGTAGGAAGATTGTGATTGACCCACGGAGAACACCATACGCATACAAAGAAATTACAACGTATGAGTATGATAGAGACAAAGACGGTAACATAATAAGCGGATACCCAGACAGAGACAATCATGCTATTGATTCGTTGAGATACGCATACAACAGAGTGATCATGAGGAGAGGAGAGAACGCATAATGATGATAAATCTAAAAGATGTAACTTGTATACAAATTGGAAATGTAATGTTAGGCATCAAGGATATAGAAAAAATATCTATCCATGATGGTGGGGTTTGGCTTACGATTAATGGAGATTTGATACAAGGAGATATAGAAACAAAAATCGGAAACGTTAAACTGATAGCGGTGGAATAGATGGGTATAATAAGCAGAATGAAAGAGATATTAAGTAACCTTTTTAGGCAAAAAGCAAGAGACGAATTTAAGATTGATACTGTTACCAGTCCAGAGATGCAGAGAGCTATAGAAAAGTGTGCATACATCTATAAGGGCAGTCCGTACTGGTTAGACAAGGACGAACATATCAAGACTATCAACTTTGCAAAAGCGGTGTGTTCGGAGACAGCACGCCTTGCTACACTTGCAATAGGCGTAGAGATAGATGGCAGTGCAAGAGCTAATTGGTTGCAGGAGCAGATAGACAAGGAACTAGAACAGGTACGACATCACGTAGAATATGGCTGTGCATACGGTACAGTAGTATTAAAGCCTAACGGCTCAAGTGTGGACTTGATCACGCCAGAAAACTTTATTGTAACAGACGAAAGCAATGGAGAGATTCAAGGGATTGTATTTGTGCATCGTGAAATTTCCA